CAATGAAGGCGCGGATTGGCTTGCCATACATCACGCTCATATTTTCATCGATGCAGTCCATCTGGACGGCTTCTTCTGGTTTTTTCAATATTTCATCGATGTTCTGAATGCGGATCGCCTCATACATCCGCTTGTACGCCTCGTACATATCGTGAAGTTGAGGCGCTGCCTGCGCCATTTGCAGCACGGCCTGTGCCTGCGCGATGCGCTGGGCGGTGCTAAAGATGTTGGGGTCGGACACAGGCACAATGTCAATGCGGTCATCAAAGTCGGCTGCATAGATCGTTTCGGCTGCTCCAGCCCGTGAGAACGTAAACTCTTCTGGCAGATTTTCTGCGTTTAGAGCCGCCAGCATTTTAAATTCTTGGCCCTGCGAGTAGTGCAGGCGCTTGTGAATTGCGCTGAACGCCTTCGATCCCTGCTCAATTAAGGCAACCGTCGATCCCACTGGGGCGTTTGGATTTACGTCACCGACATTAAGATCGGCTGTGGATGCAAAGCGTTGGCCTGCATCGACCATAAAGCCCAGCAAATTAAACAGCGACCCTGACGGCTCCTTAAACGGCAGTGGCATTATGGCTTTGTTAACGTCATCGACGGTGCTGTCGAGATCGACAAATTCACCGGGGTTAACTTGCACATCACCGCCAGTAACACGGCCACGCAGCTTGAACCCACCCTGCATATTGCTGAATGCGGCACTGTCGAGCAGAGCGCGAAGTGATCCTGTCGCCGCTTTGCCCAGCCCACCGATCATGTGATAGAGGCCAAATCCGTAAAATCCCAAACCCGGCAAGAACTTGTAGCTCACAAACCAGTCACGGCGTTTTTTCATCTCATCGTCTTCGCGCCAATTGCGCCTGACCGACACGATCTTTTGATTGTCGTAATCAATGGTAATGACATAAGGCAGGGCGACAGCATTATCGTCCTCATCCTCTTCATCCATTTCTTCGCCGTCAATGCCGTCGAACAAATCATAGACGTGCATTTCCAGCAGTGTGATTATGTCATCGTTGCTATCGTCGTATTCATCAACGCCCTCGATTTCGCCAATAACGCTGTCGGCTGGATCGACATCGTCGCTGCCTGCATCGCTGGTCTGGAGGTAGTAGCCGTTTTGAACATAGCGATTGTAGTCGTTCTTCGGCATTCTAATGAGGTGAGTATAGCGTGGGGATGTGTAGAGGTCTTTGCTTTCTGGTGCCACGCAGAAGTCTTCTGCCTTGACGAACTGGCTGCATTGCCTGTCGAGGTTTACGTCCCACCAAACCTTTTTGAACGTCTGGCCGACCAGCGGTAGGTGAAACAGCATTTGATCCAGATCGGGAAAGTATTCGGGCATTTCCTCTGTGATCTGATAATTCATAAATTCTCTGACCCTGCGGCCCTGCTCTTCGATTTCCTCGTCTGGCTGACCAATGATGACCGACTTGATTGGGCCACCTGACGGGTAAAGCTCTGCGATGGCCTTGGCGTTAAACTGGGTTGCTGCTTCTGCGATCAGGGGGTGAACAACGATGGACAGGCCACGGGTAGCCCTCTCGTCCTCGCTTTCGTCTAAGCCACCATCGGGGTCCAAGGTACGCAACCCTGCCTTGTAGCGTGACTTCCAATCGTCTCTGGCGGCTTCATCGTTTTCGTAATACGACACAAGCTCCGCGCCCTTGGCCGATAATTCCCGTGCGTCGATCTCTTCTGCGAGATTTGCGTCAAAGCCGCTGTCGCTTTCTTCGATATCGTCAAGCTCTGGATCACCGATCAGCACGTCACCGTCTGGGAGGGTCTCGACCATCAGGTCATCTGCGGGTGCGCCTTCGGCAAACGGGATTACATTTGGATCAGCCATATAGAGTTATCCTTTGCGGTTCTTGATAATCGTCCTCGTCGGGGTCTTCAGTGTGGCCTAAGAACCATCCTTTTCTCAGTCTTAGCCATGCTTGGGTGCAAGTGTCAACGATATCATCATTTGGGTGAGCGGGGAAGGCGGCACATATTGAGATCAAATCTTCGGCCCATTTGCGCTTGGGATAGAATATTCTGCCGTCTTCCAGAAGGGCAGATGCGGCGTGTGCGCGAGCTTCCTTGTCACGGTCTGGGCTGTACGCCAGCACTGGCACCCCTGCCTGCCTCAAATCATGCAGCAAGCTGCTTCCCGAAGCCTTCTTCTCTATCAAGACTGCATCTGGCTCCCAGTCATCGTATGCCTCCTGCGCCAGCTTGCGTAGCTGTGGGTAGTTAACTTTATCGTACCACGCCTCTAGCACGATGGCGCAGTCGTATCCTTGATACTTGAATACGCCCCAAGTTGTTCTGGCGCTGAAGCTGGAGCTTTCCTTGGTTTCAAAGGCTGTGTCCCACGATTGGATTACATATTCGATATTGTCGGGTAAATTTTCTTTTTCCCACGGCACCCACCAACTTGACTTGAGGATACCGCCGCCCTTGGGGCTTGGCCGCTGCTGTAGCTGCCCTGCGGCTGCGTAGGAGCCAAGACCGCGCTCTAGAGTTGATAGTTCTTTCTCTCCGAACCTCTCAGGCCATAGAAGCTCTCCCTCTTCTGTGCGTGGGTCTGTGAAGCCGAGAGATGATCTCACTGGAGTAGGGTGGCCGATCTCATATCTGGCAGGCAGGCATAGATGATCCCATTCATTTCCTAGCTCATTTGCAAGAATATGTCCCGTGAGGTCTTGCTCATTAACGCGCTGTTGTATGACAATGAACGCGCCCGTTTTAGGGTCGTTTAGGCGGCTCTGCATGGCCTGATCCCACCAATCTATGACGCCCTGCCTGACCTTTTGACTGTCGGCCTCTACAACGTTATTTACGTCATCTAAGATGATACAGTCGCCGCCTTCGCCAGTTAGGGAGCCAGCAACTGATGTACTTAATCGAATGCCGTTTTCGCTATTCTCAAATCTTGATTTCTGGTTCATATCCCCACTCAAGTGGAACTTGTCGCCAAAGTGCGCCTGATACCACGGGCTGTCGATTAGCCTGCGACACTTGGTGCTGTCCCTGATCGACAGAGAGGCGCTGTAGGACGCATAGAGAAACTTCTTTGATGGTTGTGTAGCCCAAGTCCACGCTGGCAGCACCACGGCGGTTGAGATAGACTTTGAATGCCGTGGGGGAATATTGATAATCAAGCGTTTGATTGATCCATCGATAACTGCCTCAAGATGATCGCTGATTGCATCTAGGTGCCATCCAGAAGTGTATTCTGATCCCGGTTCAATCGTCGGCCATGCGGCTTTCGTAAACTCCCTCAATGATCTGCGGTAACGCTCCGCTTGAACTTGCTCCAGTGTCAGCTTGCTTAAAAGCTGATGCAATTGCGCTGAGTTGGTCATCGCTCATCCTTGTTAAATCTATTACATTTTTATGCTCGACAGTGGTTGCGACCTCATGCTTGTTCGACCAGTTTTCTTTGTCTCTGTTGTTTAGGTAGTAAATGATGGCGACATTATCCCGCTCGACCACAGCATTTTCAAAGAGGGCATTGGTAACTTTTGAGAGGGCAATTGCCTTGCCTTTTTTTATAGTCTCCAAAAACTCTAAATTTTCGGCCTGCCTGTTGTAGAAGGTGGCGGGTGAAATACCCAAGCAGGAAGCGATTTGTTCGACAGTCAATCCCTGCCCAGCAAGTGTTTTAACCTCTGACATCACCTCTTCCGTGATTTCAAACTTTGGCCTACCGACAGATTTTTTGGCTGGTTGTTTCTTTGTTGTTTTTTTCGCCATAATGCGGCCCTCCTTTAATTTTCATATAATACAAAATTAAATTAAAAAAAAGGGTTGTCGTTCTTGTGATAAAAAAAGCCTGCCGCAGCTATCACTACGACAAGCTATATTTACTCTCCACAACTAGCATTGCTTTGAGCCTCAATCTAACCGACTTCAAGGAGACCATCCTCGATTTCCCGTTTGTTTTATCATGCATTGATTCTGGGTCAATCAAAAACATTTGTGTCAACTCCCGTTAATTGACGTTAATTAAAGGGAGAGCATTGCGATGGCGACAATTGCGACAATGACTGTGAAGGCAACGCCTGCGATAATTTCTTTCACCCATCCGTCTGGCTTTGTGTTGTGTATGCTGACGTGGCCTCTCAGATTGATGGCGATGTATTGTCCTGACGCTGCTGCTTCTTCTCCAGCCTGCGTGTGAACCCAGAGGTGTGGGCTTCCTGCACGTTTGGAGCATTCTGGCTTTAGCCACTCTGGCATGTCTTGGCTCCACTCGTAGCCTCTAAATTGCCAAGATTTAACGATCATAATTTATCCTCCCGTTCATCGAAGTGGTGAGCCAGCCTGCGTAGCTCTGTTGCGGTTCCTTTGGTGATGACGCCCGTGAATAGTGGCTTGCGATCCTTTGCGTGTACGGCCTCCCCAGCGATTACTGCGTAGGTCGTGTCGGTCAGTTCAAATGTCAGGTGGTTCACTTTGAACTTCTCTCGTTTGATTGCCTGTCTGGTCATGTCCAAGTGTCCTGATTGATTTTTGGCATTGGTGTGCCGATCAGCTTTTCTCGCACCCTATAAAATCGTTTGATTTCTAATTTTGATAGGCCGCTATATTTCCATCCGCTGTCCGTATGCTGATGATCCATCTCATAATTATCAAGAACATCGCTAACCGTTCTGATCTCAGCGTCTGTTAATTTTACAGTTTTCATTTAATGCATTCCCTCCCGTCTTGCTATGCACATTTCGCAGCCGCATGGCTCATCGTGCATGGTTAGAAGCGCCTCTGCCACGCCCTCCATTACTCTTGTGAAATCGTCTTGCAGATCATATCCATCGATGATGGTTGCGATCAGCGCGATGATATCCACGTTGGTTATTTTGTGCGGCATTTGCTGAAATATTTTTTCAAGGTCACTGGGCGTCATATTCTGTCCTGACATTTTGATATGCCTTTCGCAGCATTCCG